ATGGCAACCGAGCCCACAAAGTATGCTTACGTGGACGCACTCCGCGGCTGGGCTGTTCTCGCGGTAATGCTGGTCCACGTCCCCCAATTTCTCATCACCGCGCAGCTTCCGGGTACCGTTCAGCGGATCGCGGATCATGGTTCCTTGGGCGTTCAGTTGTTCTTTGTGATGAGCGCTTTCACCGTTGCCATGTCGCTGCACGGAAGGGCCGGCGAGCCCTTGCGGAACTTCTTCATCCGGCGATTCTTTCGCATTGCTCCCTTGTATTACTGCGCCCTGGCTTACTACTTGTGGCAAGACGGTCTTGGCGCGCGTTACTGGCTCGGCGACGCGCCCCGAGTCACCGCCGCAAACATCGCCTCGACGGTCTTCTTCGTAAGTGGATTTCATTCGCAATGGATCAACAGCACTGTTCCTGGTGGGTGGTCGATTGCGGTCGAAATGAGCTTTTACGTTCTCCTGCCTTTTCTCATGGGATTTACCAATTCCGCCGGCCGCGCCTGCAGGCTGTTCTTCGCTACGACAATGCTGGCCATTATCACCGGGAGCCTGCTTCACTCCTTTGGACCCATCGGAGACCCGCGAATGTGGGGAGAATATCTCCACCTCTTCTTGCCCAGTCAGTTGCCTGTCTTTTGCCTCGGACTGGTTTTGTATCGATGCGTCCAAAACCGCCAGTACGACGCGGCTTCGGCTGCCACCCCGCTGCTCGGCATTGCTGCGCTGGTCGTTGTTGGACAACACATCACCACGCGAATCCCTGAGAATGTTTCCTTTTCTGTAGGCTTTGCGTGCATGGCCTATTGCCTTTCTATTTACCCCACTCGAATACTCGTCAACCGTTGGACCGTGTTCACTGGCAAGCTCAGCTTCTCACTTTACTTGGTTCATTTCGCCGTCCTGCACTTCGCTGCCCGCGTGTTTGCGCGACCCATTGTTCCGATTGCAACCGCCGATCTGGCGCTGAAGTTCGTGGGGTGCGTGGGCGTTTCTTCGCTCATCGCATACGCCACCTATAGACTGGTGGAATTGCCAGGTCAGGCGTTGGGAGCGGTGGTCATCGAGCGATTGAATCGGTCTCAGACCATGGCGATTGCCGCCGCCGCCGACGCTTAACGAGTCTCGCATCATCGTAGCCCCCACCGACGGTTACTTCGCCTTAGCTGCTTCTGGCTTCGCTTGGCACGTAGGCTCGCCATCCGGCCCAGCGATGAGCTGGAGATCGCCGCAAGCCTTCACCATCTCAGCCTGTGCACCTTGCAGTTTGGTGTTAGCGTTTTCCGCACGCTTCGCCGCCGCCATCGCTTCGGCTTGCGCTCGCCAGTATTGTGCCCGCATCTCGGGCGTGATCGTCGGAGCGGTTGGAGCGGTTGGTACAGCCGCAAACGTGAAGATGCTAAACAAAAGGACAGCTGACAGTGTTCGCATAAATCTCCTAATTGGTCAGCCACGCGTAGGCGCTGCCGTTGTAACTACACACAACCGGAACGGTGACGCCGCCGCCGCTTGTGTAGGTTCCCATGTAAGTAGGTGAGGTCGCGTCGCCGACTACTGCGGTCAGCCCTTTGATTCCGGAGGCGCATGTTGGCACCGGGGTTCCCGCTGCGCTGTAGAGTATGCCCGGAAGAAAGGCAGCGGCTTCGATAACGCCTAACGTGCTACCTGATGCCCCTGTCCCGATGCAAACAATTCCTGCCGCGCAACGAGAAGTGCTTGTGTCCATACTGGAATTAGCGTTCCCGGCGCTATTCGTCCAAGAGATTGCACCGTTTGAACCCATCGCATAGGTGCCAGTGCCGCTAGTTGCGATGCTGGCTTGCGAGGCATTCGCGGAGGTTCCAAAGAATATACTGGTCGCCCCGCTTAACAAGGTGGTATATCCGCCACGTCCCCACAGCCCGCCACCAGAAGAAAACCCATATTCTGGTGTGGAAGCCGAACCATCCGGCGCAGTTATTGGCCCAGTCATCGTGCCACCTGTAAGAGCCAAGTACCCAGGCCCGCTCCCGCTAGGCCATGTGGTGATACACGCTGATCCAAGGCAGAACTGGTCTGCAGTGAAGGTGCCGCTAGCATCTCCTGCCGTCCCGTTCCCCACCGCGACTGATCCGGCAGCCGTTCGAGAAAGCCCGGTGTCTTTAGTGCCTGTCCCCGACGCTGAAAAGGTTAGCGGGATGGCAAGAGGTGAAAAGAAATTCCAGAATGGAGTCGCAGCTCCCGCTATTCCCCAAGCAGGAGTGGAGGTCCCGTTGGTCGCAGACATATTCAAGCTACACCCGCCAGAACTGTTACTTGTTGCAATGTTGCATATTTGCGTCGCTCCGGTGTAGCCTCCCGCTGTGTTCCTCCCGTTAAAAGCAATGTATCCGTAGTCTTGCCCAGCTTGACCATAAACACCAAGCGTCAACGGAGCCCCGCTGACACTCGGGTAGCTCGTATTGGCATTTCCGGTGAGCTGTAGCCAATCACCCACTTGATTCCAGTTGAAGTCTGGGGAGCTCGTCACCATGCTAGGGGCGCTGAACTGTACTGCGCCCATATTCCCACTCGCCTGTGTGTTGGAGCCACCAAACACCGCGCCCGCTCCTTGCCTGGTCTGTACTAGCGCGGCCATCGTCATCGGAGCAATCGCAAGCTTGATGTGGATGTTGCCTGGATAACCAGCCTCGGGAATCTGTGTCTGATCGGCGTCATAGAACATATACGTGTTGCCGTTCACTTCCAGTAAATCGGGATCGGCTAATTGACCGTTCGGGTTGTTCGCGCCCTCATCAAATGTCGCGCGTGGGAACACGTCCGTGACGGCCGCTGTCCACGAAGTCAGGCTGGTCGTGGAGGTGAAATAGATATCAGTCGGCAGCCCTCCTGGGTTCGCTCCACTGTGCAACCAGGTGTAGTACGTCCCGCCGATTTTGTAGGCGTGCGGGTCGCTCCGTGAAGTCGTTGAACTGGTGAGAATCGGATTGCCTGAGTATTTTGTCCAGACCGCGCCCGCTCCGTCCGTGGAGGTTGCCAGTCCGCTCTCCCAATCGCCATTCGTGCAGCAAGCCTCATAGAGTGCGTACCAGGTGGAGCCCTCGACCCACACGTTGATGTTGCCCATCCCCGTGCCATCCCATGCGCCCGTGGTTCCGACAGAGAGAACAGCGGAATGTGCGAGAGTCCAGGTAACGCCATTCGTTGACGTGTACTGATCGAACGCCGATCCGCCCAGAGGTGCGTTGGCCCCATAGTAGTAATAGGTGCTCCCGTTTTTCATGACGTGACCATGTTCATGGTCGCCGCCGATTACCGGGTTACCCGAGTACCGCGTCCAGGTCAGTCCATCCGGCGATTCTCCATAGCAGACTTGCCCTGTTGACCATCCACACGTCCACCACATCTTGAAAACGCTGGTGTCAGTGGTAAGGATTTGCGGGCTCCCCTCGTAGATCACGGAGGGCTCCTGCGCCGCATATCCCTCACTGGCAAGACCCGTCATCACTGTACCGGCGCGCTGCCACACGCCTCCGCCCGCGCCCACTGCAGCATTGGACATCACAAATTGGTCTGTTGCTATATCGGTGCTGGTATCACCGGGGGCTTGTGTAACGGCTGTGCCGCCGCTTCCTGACGGAGTGTCGAAGACAAATGACCCTCCGTTGTAGTGGAGGTAGCCAGCGCCCAGGGGAGGTAGAGCCACGCCTTTGAGCCCGATGACCTGTTGTGTCGTGCTCGATCCGCTAAGATCGCCCGCCGCCGTGAAACTCCCGCCGCCGCCGCCGCCGCACGATGAACTCCACTTGACACCGAGCGCCTGCGTTGAGTCTGCGACTATGCACGACCCATCAGCGCCGACCGGAAACCGAACAGGAGCCGACCCGAAACCGAGAAGATCGCCCTTAGTGGTCAACAGACCATAACCTAGAAACGTGCTGGCTGGAATGTAGGCAGAGAAGTTGCGCGGCGAGCTGGAGTCGTTCTGCCAATGGACGTTAAACCCGCCTGTCGGGGCCGCTGGCGTGGTGTCTGAGGCGTTGAAGTTCTGCGCCTGCATCACGACGGCGAAGAACAAAAAGAGTATCCCTGCGAGAAGTCGTTTCATTAGATCACCGTCCCGTTGACCGAAAAAGCTCCGCTTACCGAGCTGCTGATAGTTGTGCCGTTGACGCTGAATGCGTAACCACTGCCGCCGCCGGAGCCTGGAGCTCCTTGCGGTATGCCGAGATTCAACTGCATCAGCGGAGGCGATCCGGTAATCGACGCGGTGGCCGAAGCGCCGGGCGCGAGGGTGGTCACCGTGCCGATCGAGATTTGATCCGGCGTCGCGGGCTGCGCCGCGCTGCCGGGGAAGGCGTAGGCGTCGAAGCTGAAGTTCGCGCCGGTGACATAGACGCCGGTCACATCGACCACGTTGTTTTGCGCGCTCAGCGCTCCGGTATTCTGCACCGTGATGGTGTAGAGAATGCCGGATAGCGCAGAGTCGGGCAGATAGAGGCATCCGTTCAGCGCGCCATCGGTAATCGTCCCAGGAATGGCGTCCAGGCCACCCACGCCGCCGCTGGAGGCGGCAATGTGGTAGTTGACAGGATTTCCGCTGGAGCCTGTGCCCACGACCGCGAGTTGTCCCGAAGTGAGAGGTGCGCCCCCATCCATCAGATTGACGAAGGTGAAGTTGCTGTAGCCGGTGGGCGCGGTGCAGGTCGCATAGGCGTGCTGGGCGCAGGTCAACAGCGCGAGGATGAAGACAAGAAGGGGCAGCGGTCGGATGCGCATGACTGCAGCGTAAGGCAGACGCGCGGAATGTAATGCGGGGCGTGCGGAGAGTGCGTTACTTTAGCGCTTTACGGGGCTTCGACATCGGAAATTCACCTTCTAAGGAATAGCGGGGAGGATCGAAGGGAATCGGCTTCGGGGCGGGGGTGATGACTTTGTCCATCTCCCGGTTATGTTCGGCACAGATCATATGTGCATGGGTGGGGTTCGCCGCGTGTGCAATAAGCTCATAGTCTGAGTTCGATGATTCGACTGCGAAGATAGTAACGCCGATGTTTGTCCAAGTTCTTGCCATGTGCATTCTCCAGGTTACCGCTGATAGCGGGGATCGAGGCCGGCCACGGAGTGGACACGGTCCAGGTAGTCGAGCACGGAGTCATAGTACACCCGCCAGGGCGAGCGCTCGCGCAGGCGGTAGGCGGTGAGCGCGCCCTCTTCGATCATGCGCGCCACCGTGTCGTGCGAGCAGTCGAGCATCTCGGCGACGCGCTGCACCGAGATCGTCTTCTGCGGAGACCAGGGCAAGAGTAGTTGTTCGGGGATGCGAAAGGTTGGGCCGCTCATGCCTGCGCGCTCCCTTCGTAGGTGATCGTCATTTCGTCCACCGTCATGACCGTGCCTGGGCTCCGGGGAAGAATGACCCTGGTGACTGTGTTGCCCTCCCGGAAGCGCACAAACCAGTTCTTCGCAGTTGGTGTCACACTCAGTCCTTCGGGGATATTTTCGCCTTCACGTCGTAACGATACCTTCATAATTCCCTCTCTGGTTACTTCCATAGGCCGCGCGCTGTCAGCATCCCTTTGAGCGCCCACCACACGCGGTTGGTCTCGTAGCGCGTCCTCAGGGTGATAACCGTGGGGGCAATGCGCGTCTTACCCACTTTGCGGGCCAGTGGCGAGCGCGCTGAGCGCAGCCAGGCTTCGTACTGAGCCACGGACCATCCGAGGCGCTGCAACGCGTTCTGGATGCGTTCTACGTCTTCTGCGGTGGCCATCGTCTTGATGTTGGCCGCGCCGTCATGACGGCCCTCGGTGCCTGCGGCTTTGTCGTCGCGGCGGGGGCGGCGGCTGGGCTTGGTGGGCGCGATGCCGAGTCCGCCCTGGAGTATGTCGATCAGCTTAGTGGCATCGTCCTTCGATAGTTCGCTGAAGCTGGCGATCTTCCGGCCGAGCTGCTCACTGGCCCAGGCGATCCGCGCCTCACGCGTTGTGCCCGCGTCGAGTGAGCGCGCGGCGAACTGGCCGTAAAGAATCTGCACGCGAGTTAGTTGGCCCTTGGTGATCTTGATCATGTCAGCTCCTCTACGAGCGTTAAGTTCGGACGCATAATCAGCGGGAGCGCGCTCTCTTTCTCGCGAGTGTGGCTCTTTCCGAATCCGTCCGGAGCGCCGATACCCTTGTGGCAATGCGGGCATGTCGGCACGTATTTGTGCGCTCTCCACGCATCCTGTACGGCGAGCGCGGCCCGATGGACTATCAATCTTTCCTCGTCGGCTTTGAGTTGTGCTATCTGAGCCTCGCGCTGCTCTCTCGCTCTCGAATGCTCGGTGAAGTAGTGTTGCAATGCCCACACCGCCGAGAGCTGCTTCTCGCAATCCAGACAGAGGACCAACTCCCCGTGCTCTATATATTGCATGCGCTTATGAGCACATTCCCCTTTCCTCGCGGCAGTAAAGGTACGCCGCAGGTTATGCCACTCAGTCTCGCCAATGGTGATGACAACGCCCCAAACCTTCGCGGCTCATTCGGATATCCTCACGCGTGAAGCTTCCACCATCTCGGGCGGATACATATTGTTGGGGTTGCGCACCCACACGACGAGGAGGCTCTTTCCCTTCCATGAAAAGTACGCGGGGCCGTTCCAGATGCGCAGGCCGCTGCGAGAGTCACCTTCAACCGTGACAGGGGAGCCCAGGGGCAACTCCTTCCTGCAAGCTTCCAGCTCTGAGAAGAGTGCGAGCTGCGTCGGCTTCTGGCGGCGGCTCATCTCTTTTCCTCGCCTGGCCGTAACAACTTGATAGCTGCTTCGCAGTATTTGCAGTGACATGGGACGCCGACACAAAACCTGTGATTTCCGTCCTTACACTCGTAGCAAACAAAGGTGAGTGGATAGGGCGACTGCATCGAGATTACTGTTACGTCACTATTAGGTTCGTTCATGCGAACAGTGCTCCTTGCTTCGCCTGCCACTTATGCATCGGGCAGTAGTCGATGTCTTTGCCGCCGTGGGTAGCGCAAACCTCGCAGATCGCGGCATCGCAGGTTTTGTTGTCGAGCACCGTCCCATCGCAGAGCTTCGAGGCCGGGCGCTCGTGGCAGAACTCGCACCAGTTGCGGCGCTTGCCGCTGTGGCAGACAATCGCCATCGTGTCGCCGAACTTGACCCACTCACATGCCATTAAGAGAGCCACTCCTCTCTTGTCAGCGTTTCAAAGCGCGTCGAGCCTTTAATGAACGCGAGTTGGACGGTGTCCGTGGGGCCGTTGCGCTGCTTGGCGACGATCAGCTTCGCTTTGCCTTCCAGCTCGGGATTGTCGCGGTCGTAGTATTCGGGGCGATAGAGGAACATGACGATGTCGGCGTCCTGCTCGATGGAGCCGGACTCGCGCAGATCGCTGAGCTTGGGCTCGGTGTCTTTGCCGCGCGTCTCCGGAGCGCGGCTCAATTGCGAGAGCGCGACCACGGGTACCTTCAACTCTTTCGCAATCGCCTTCAGGCCGCGCGAGATGGCCGAGACTTCCTGAGTGCGATTCTCATAACGGCGTCCACCAGGTGCGGAAGCAGACATCAGTTGCAGGTAATCGACGACGACCAGGTCGAGTCCTTCTTTGTCCATCGCCTTTCGGCGAGCCTTGGCCCTCAGCTCAGTCAACGAGATCCCGGCCGTGTCGTCGATGTAGATCCGCGCTGCAGTCAACGTTTCGAGGGCGCGGGCGAGCTTGCCCATGTCTTCGCGAGGCAGGAAGCCGGTGCGCATCTTATGGGCATCGACGCGGGCCTGCGAACACAACATGCGATTGAGCAGCGCTTCCTTGGCCATCTCCAGCGAGAAGACGGCAACAGACTTGCCGCCCTGGATGGCGGCGTTCTCGGCGATATTGATGGCGAAGGCTGTCTTTCCCATCGAGGGGCGCGCGGCGATGATGATCAGGTCGGACTTCTGGAAGCCGCTGGTCATGTCGTCGAGATCGGGATAGTAAGTCTCCAGGCCGGTGATGCGGCCGCCGCGCTGAAAGAGCTTGTCGAGATCGCCGCCGAAGGACTCCAGCGCGATGGTCTTGATATCGGTAAGCTGCTGTCCGCTGCGCTCGTCGGAGATATTGAAGATGCTGGACTCGGCCGCGTCGATGACTTCGGCGGCGGTGCTGGCCTGCTCCAGGGCTTGCGAGATCACGCCATTGGCGGCGTGGATCAGGTTGCGCAGGATCGCCTTGTCGCGCACGATGCGGACGTAATGCTCAACCGACGAGCGGCGCGGCACGCCATCGGTGAGCGAGGCCAGGTATCCGGCGCCGCCGATGGATTCTAGTTCCTTGTGCCGTAGCAGCTCCTCGGTGAGGGTGACGATGTCGATGGGCCGGTTGCTCTCGGAGAGATCGGCGATGCGCTGATAGATGCGGCGGTGCGAGTCGAGGAAGAAATGCTCGGAGCGCAGCGTCGAGAGCGCTTCGTTCTGGAGCGTGTTGTCGAGCAGGATCGCGCCTAGGATGGAGCGCTCGGCTTCCGGACTGGCGGGAAGGCCGCGATCGAGAGAGTGATCAGTGTGGCTCATCGCAGCCCCTCAGTTCCTTCGCGTTTCATTTTTGCGTCAATCAAAGACCACCTCACGCGTTCGTTACAGACCACACAGCCCACACCTGGGAAGAACTCATCGGCGTGCACCGCCGCGCCGCAGTGGTGACAGTACCCGCGCATTCCACCGCACCAGGTGCAGATGTAGGGAGCGAGCACGTCCATTAATGCTTCCCCAGCGACGCGGCGAACGCGATGGCTATTCCAGCGATCAAACACAGGGCAAGCCACGCCAGGCGCTTGGCCCTGCGCTCGCGCCGCTTCTTCATCCACTGGCCCGCGCGGCGTTCTTCATCGCGGAGTACGTGGGTAAAACGGCTCCTACGCTTTGCCATCAGTGTTTCCCCTTGCAGGTCGGGCAGTAGTCCTTTGGCCCGCAGCGCGCGGAGGCATGCATACAGCGCTTCCGCGCCCAGCCGCGCTTTTTGGCCATCGCGCGCACATCGGAATGTGAGGTGATGGAGAAGTCAAAGATGCCGCCGCCGCCAAAGACGCCCTCGGCGACGGAAATTTCAAAGCGCACTTCACAGCCATTGCAGTGGAGTTCGAACATTTGAACGATCATGCCTTTGTCCCTTTCGCCCGCTTGGCGCGGATGATCTTGATGTCGTAGCCCTGCTCACGCAACGCCTTGACCAGGTCGGATACGTTGCAGCCCCGAGCCTCGGCTCCATTCACCATCAGCCGGTGCCCCGGTTGCTGCACCGCCTTGGCGCGCTTGCTGGCCACGCGGTTGCATTTGTCTTTCGCCAGGCATTCGCGCCCCGCGAAACGTCGGCGGCTCCAATCCGGCGAGCCATCCTTTTTCACCAGCGGCTTGTTGCAGCCGCACGAACACACCCTACACTGCTTACTGCTGGGCCCGGTCACGCGATTTCCTTCTCCTGTTGAATGGCCAGCTCAAGCTGCCCGTACAACTCAAGCAACCGCTGGTCCGGGTTGAGTGCTTTCAGTCTGCGCAGCAGTGAGAGCACTTCGTTGAGGTACGGCCTGCGCGCGGCGGCGTAGTCTTCCGGCGTCACGCAGAGGAAGTATCCATAGGGCGGCTGGCGGCGCGCCCCGATCGGCACCCCGTAGCGCTCGGTGAGCTCTTTGGCCAGCGACTTCACCTCGCGCGGCGATACCTGGAGCGTGCTGGCCAGCGCGTCCAGTTTGCGGGCGTTGGCCACGCCCTTGTGATAACGCAGCACAGCCAGCAGTTCGCGCTCTTTCGGAGGAAGCGGATAGGCTCCGCCACTCCCGAAGAGAAGATGGCAGATGAGCGCCTCCAAGGCTCCCACCGGGTCCATCGCGAAGGTGAACTGCTGCTGTTGCATCGCTTACCCTCCCGCTTCGCAGATCTGAAGCAGATCGATCTCATACCAGTCTCCCGAGTCGAAGTCGCGCCCCATACGGGGGCCACGGGTGACGCGTTCGCGTTCCAACGCATCGACATGAATCATTACGCCGCCGCAGGCGCGCCGCGCGAACACAATCGCAGAGCGCGTGCGGAGGAGCTTGCGGGCTCGCTTCCAGGTTTCCCCGTCGATAAAATCAACCGGCTTCTCTGGCGCATTGAGGATGGTCGCGGTCATTGAGTTACCTCCTTTCCGTAGTCCCGGTTCATCTGCGCCATCTTCTCTTCTGCCACGCGAAGCAATTTGAAATCGGCATTGCGCGCATCGTGGAAGATGTCCGTCATATAGCCGCCGGCCACCTTCTTGCATTTCTGTCCCGGCGTGGCTGAGCAGTGCTTACACTGCATCCGCAGCGGAGATCCGGCAGGCTCGGCGGCGTAGATCAGTTCGTAAGCTTTCGCGTTCTTCGCCATCGCTACGCCTTTCCCTTTCCGCGTCGCGATCGCTCGACTCTCTCAGCGTTGAAACACTTCGCGCAGATCGCGCGGCATTCCAGGCGTGGTCCCCTGCATCCCGGCGTTGCGCACTCGCTGCTTTCGTAGCCTTCAGCCCATCCGGCCATCCTGCAAGGGCCGCAGTGCTCACCGACGTTGGAGGCGTTGAGAGGCGCGTTGCACTCCTCGTTGGCACACCGTCTGGGCTCGGTGCGCTCGGCGCTGGCGCGGATCGTATCGGCCAGCGTGTCGAAGTTCACCGCAAACTTGTCTTGCCCTAAATCAACTGCGTTCGGTTCGTTCATCGCGTCCTCTTCTCTTCTCTTGCCGTACCTGCTTCTTCCGTTCCATCGATCCGACGTGCCACATCTTGCAGTGATCGCAGTGGTACTCGACTACCACGTCGTCGGAGGTGCGCCTCATGCGCCGTGCGATCCGCTTCGCCTTGGAAAAGCTGTGCCCTTCCTTGCGGGTGCAGCGGATAAATACGTCGTCACTGCGCGGCTCTGCCATCTCACGCGGCTCCGTTGCGGCTGGCAGTGGACTCGCGTTCGGCTGATCCGGCAGGCTTGCGCGGAACTGGTGCATCGTCGGGATAAACCTCGGCATCGCAGAAAACGCATAACGTCCGCCCAGAGAGATAGCGGTTGACGAAGCTGGCGCGGGAGGTGTGGCAGCGCGTGCAAGGCATGGGCGGGTCCGCTACGACCAAGCTCGCGCCTTCGGCGAGCGGGTAATGATCGACTGGATGGGCCATCACTGCACCGCCTCGGGTATGACCACATCCGCGACGCGGTCAACGGTTGCCTCGGTGATTCGTCCGGTGCCCGCGATATGGCCCAGGATGGAGACCGCGAGGCGCTGCGCGGTGGTCAGCAACTCTAAGCCGTCTGGGTCGATGGGGTTAAACCCAGGCGTCCCAACCATCTCCACTACCACTGGGAAGCTGCTGCCTGGAACGTCTTCGAGCGTGATTACGATCTTCGCCATCACTCGCCGCCTTTCTTGGCCGCGAATGCTGGGTCGATCTGAATGATTCCGAGCACTCCGAAAGCAACGAGGGATTCCAGGTCGATGATCTTCTGGGCAAGGTCTGCTAGTTCTTGGCATTCTGGGCAGGCGCCGTCGGATCCTCGGCAACGCGAGCAGTCGCCATCACGGGCACCCATTTCATGGTCCTGCATTACGCTGCCCAGGAGTGCAAGTTCGCGCAGCGTTAGGTTGAGAATCTTCGCGGTGACGTGAGCCACGCCGACTGCTGTGATTTCGAGATCCGCCATCACTCGCCGCCTTTCTGCGCCTTAGGTGCCTTAGGTGCGCGCTGCTTTTTCGCAGGCTTGACCACGATCTGTTTGACCTTCAGTGAGGGCGACTTCTTCTTTGCCTCGAAACAGCGTCCGAAGAGACCCTGGATCTTCTCGGTGAGCCGCTTGTTCAATCCGGCGGCGAGAATGGCGGCGTCGGCGTCCTTCACCAGCTCGTGACGGATGCGCGGGGCGAAGAGGTTGGGGAAGATGTGTCCGTAGCCGTTGGCTTCGAGTGCGGCCTTCACGTCCTGCACCCGCGCCTCGTCGATGGTGTTGCCGATGGTCACCGTGAACTCGGAGAGCTTGCCTTCCAGACGGCGGGAGTTCTCCGCATTCGGCGGCACAACGCCGAAGAGCTTCACCAGCTCCATCGCCTCGGCCTCGATCACGGAAAAGCAGGCATCGGTGTCTTCGCAGACAAGCCGCGCCAGGTTGTACTTGGCTGCCAGCTCGTCGATCTGCTCGGGCGTGGGCCTTGCGCCAGGGGCCGGCAGCACAGCGTTACCCATCGCCGAGGGCGGAAAAGGCGTAGTAGGAATAATGGCGGTATCAGACATTCAGTTTTCTCCTTGGGTTGCGGTTGCGGCTGCGGCGCGAGGCGCGTCCAGCGTTCCGGTTTCAAACCAGCGTGAAAGTCCTGCATGGGCACAAGCCTGGCCGCAGGCACAGCCATCGGCGTGGCGGGCGATACTGTCATCCCAGGCGACGATGTGGATCTCGCCGCCCATGCAACCGATGACGAAGAGCCACCAGTGATTGACCTGCTGCTTCTGTGTGCGGCAGATCGTGCAGATCGGGCGGTCGTTGAATTCAACGGCCATTAGCGACCTCCTCTGATGTAGCGAGCGGCGTAGCGCCGGAAACGAAGCGCCTTACGTGTGACCCAAGCGCCGCGCTCTATGGCCTCTTTTTCAATGGGAATGGAGAGAGTTCCTCCAAATCCCGGAACTTTGAAGACTGATACGTTTCGCAGAGCGTCGAAGCGCACGAGAAGTCCCATCCAGTTCGGGTTACCCACGGCGACCTCCTGCCCTCGAACACGAGAGCGCCAGGATGGCCTGCAGGATCGCGATGCCGAAAAAGAGGACGACAAGGTAGCTGTGCGCGTGGAGTCCGTAAAGCAGGATCACGAGCGAGCCCCAGAAGACGCAGCAGATCGAGAAGGCTATGCGCATTCCAACCGCCTCAACACTGCCATGACGATGTAGGTCAGTAAGACTGCTGCGAACAGGATCAGAAACAGGTCGCATATCAATTCCTCCCATGTACAAAACTGCGGATGACGGCCAATACGGCGGACGGTGCGGAGCATCCAGGCGTTAACGTTGCGAAAGTTGGTCTCCAGCGAGAACTTCAACATTGCGTATCCGCCTCCATCGCGGCGAGGAGCTTCAACGCCTCGCGCGCTTCGTTGTAATAGCAAGCAAAGCCGCGACCCATCGGCTCATAGAGCAGCGCCGACAACAGCCACGGCAGCCGGTTCCAGCAGACGCCGCAGATGGCGCGGCGGCGACTCTTGATGCGCCCGCACTTGCACCGGGTGGAGATCAGCGCGTGCAATGCCGGCATCTGGAGCGCCCGGTATTTGGCGCGGCACGCGGGGTTTGAGCAGATGGTGCTGCGGCTGTCGGTCCAGATGCAGGTATTGCCCCCAGGCAGTAAGCACACCCGGTTGCGCGTGCATCCGCAGAAGCGGCACGCCCCGCTCCGAGCCTGGACCTGGGCGCAAATCTCTTGCGTCGTCATTTCGACTCCGGAGCGGCGAGCTGCATCTTCATCCGGTTGAGCACGCTGGTGAGGGTGCGGACGTTGATGTATTTGCGGCCTTCTTGAAAGATGTCCTTCTCGGTGGACTGCCGGATCAACTCGTCGACGAGCACCTTGATCTCGGCCTCAGACATCTTGGCGATCACGGCGTGGAGCTCGCGGCGGATGATGCCATCGGCCTCGGTACGCACCAGGCCGGGCAGCGAGAGCTTGATGATGATGCGCGAGTTGAGCTGGCCCAGCGTGGCGGCGAAGCGGTCGAGGGTTTGCTTCAGCGTGTGCGAGCCAGCAAACAACAATGAGAAGCAGGGAGGCTGGTCGTTAAGCTCGCGGATCGTCTCCAGGCACTTGATGGAGAGGTGCTGAGCCTCATCGATGACCAGGAGCACGCGGCGGGTTCGGAAGGTCCACGCCAAACCGCGGATCATGTCATCAGTGCTATTGCTGACCGGGCTGCCACAGGCGACGGCAATGCGCTTCATCATGTCGCGCGGGCGAATCTCATCGCGGGAGTAGACGTAATAGGCGCGGCGTCCGCTGCCGTTCTTGGGCAGCTCGGCGCGGTTGAATTCCGCCACGGAGTACTTCAGGCCGAAACTCTTTTGGCTGCCTGGCGGCGCGTAGATCATGCCTCCGATAGGCTCGGGCTGGGTCATCTGCTGAAACGTGCTGCGGATCAGCCGGATATTCTCGGTCTCGTAGAGCTCGCCATGCATCTGCGTTGGAGGCTCGACGGGGTTGGCCTGCATGAAGGTCTCGGCGGCAAGGCGAATGTTGCGGCCGCTGCCGGCCACCTGGTGATATTTGCCGTCGAGAAAGTTGCGCAGCGCCGAGTAGGAGTAATTGATCCGGCTCGCGAACATCGTCAGGGTCAGGCCGCTGAGCGAGATGTAATCGCGGATCGCGTTGCACGCAGCCTCATTCTGCTCCGCTTCGGGCTTCAAGCTTTCGAGGTTCCTTTCCGGCTCGTACGGGGTCACTGGCGAATTAACCTCATGGCTGCATCAGCAATCTCTGCCGCTGATGCGGGGGCTACGGCATGGTTGGAGGGTGCGGGCCGGTCGGGCACGCGTTGGGAGAGCGGGAGTCCGACCACCTGGGGAAGCTCAAGTCTGCGCACCGCGTCCTCGGCCGAGACGTGGCCAAGCATCTTGGCCTGGCGTTTGATCTCGCGTTCGGTGTCTTTCATGGCGTTGCGCAGGCCGCGCCGTTGCTGCATACTTTCGGCGATCCGAGGGTTTGCCTCAGCGGAGTGGGGCATGAGTTCCTCAATCTTCAAGTCGGCGATCTTGTTGCCGTCCAGGTCGGTGGCGATTGCTTCAGCCGGAGCGTTCTCGTCGTAAGCAACGATCACGCTGGATCGGTTGGCCAGATACATGGCGCCCGCAGACTCGCGGCTGGCCGGAACATAGCGGTGGCCATCGACCGAGACGGCGCAGGAATCGACGATGCGCTTCACCCGCTTGAAGAGGAGCTGGTCCATCACCTGGGGATCAGCCTTGCGCCGCTGGTCGGGTGGATACAACGCGTCGAAGACCTGGTTCGGACTCAGGCCTTCCATGCCCAGGCCGCGATGCGGGGTATTGTTATAGATATGCTCGAGCCACTTCACGCCGTCCTCGATCAGCAGGCTCGCGGGAATCAGCGGCGAGTCATAGCCGCGCCCCATCACAAGGAGCTTCTTGTGTTCGGCCATGGCGATATTCGCGGCGTCCGGACGGTTGTAGGCATTGCCCGTGGTGTAGTGCTCGCCGATGCTGTCCAGTTGCATGTGCAGAGTGCGGAAGAAGCGCTCAATGTGTTTTGACTGCGGGTGGTACTTGATGCAGTGCTGCACCAGCACGCCGATCCGGTAGAGAGCGCCCTGGGCGAGCCACTCGGCGTCGGCGAGGAATTGATCGTTGGTTGCGCCGCGCTCGTACTTCACACCGCTCTTTGTGGACTTGATGTAATCGCGCCCATTATCGGTGTACACCTGGAGCGGGTCGCCGAAGCGCAAGGCGGACATGCGGTAGGCGGTGATGATGGAGCGCGACGAGCCTTCGGGCGTCCAGCAATAACCCGTGCACTTGCGGCTGCGCATGTCGATCCAGCAGGTAAAGCGCAGGCGCATCTGCGCGTTCTCGGGGATTCCCTCGAAGCAATCGTTGCGGACGAAGCGGTCATGGATCATGTGATCCGAGACGATGATCTGATTCGGCAGGATATCGGTATAGGCGCGGCGGAGATAGGGAAGCATCCGCTCGTTGTGGGCTGATTCCCCGTTACGCGCGAGAACCTTCAACGGCGCGGGCATATCCGAGGACTCAATCCAGCGGCGGCAGGTTTCGTAGCTCAGGAGCTTCGACGGGTCGTAGCCCTTGTCGCTCCACCAACGCATCACGGCTTGGTAGGCTGCCTCTTTGCTTCGTCCGCTGTTGAGGTATTCGGCGGCGCAGATCGTCTTGGCGTCGGGGTACAGCTCCATCCAGTGCGACTTGCCCTTATCCTTACGCGGTTTATCGGCGAGGGCAGGGATGCCCTTCGCCATATAGCGCTGCTTCCAGGTAAAGAGCGTGGCCCGCGAGATGCTGTGCTGCTCACAGAGATAAAGGATCATGCGCGTCGCTGAGGTGACCGGCTTGCCGTCGCGGAGCTGAAGGGCGCGGTAACGATCCGCGTTGGAGCTGTACTCGGCCACCTGGCGGAGGATCTCCCAGCGCTCCATCGCCTGCTTGATCTGCGCTTCATCGGTCAACACGATGCGTATGGATTCGAGGGCGGACGGCGCGGGCGGAAAGAGGCCCTGCTGGGGCACCGGCGGCAGAATGACAGGCATCGGAGGTAGGAGCTTTAGTTGCGCCGCTTCCGGCAGCGATGAGGTCAGATAGAGCTTGACCGGGCGTCCGTTCGCCGCGCGCTGCTTCGACTCGCGGGAGACAATATTACCCGCCTCAACTTGCTTATAGAGCCAGCGGGCGGTCCATCCCGTGGCGCGAAGAACTTCCTCCACGGTGGCCCAGCTACATACCTGCATAGCTAAAGTCGGGGCGCTCATGCGATATCCGCCTCACGGTAGTCAAAGGGCTCTGCGATATTCGTCAGGAAGCAACGTTCGCCTTCGAAGAGAACCCATACCCCACGCGGACTCTCGTCGATAACGTCGAGGACGAGGCCTGGATACATGCGCGCCTCCGTGAAGCAGAAAGCGATGGTGCGGATGAGTCGTACTTGCTTGACAGGGACTCTCATGCGGCGTCTGCCTCCGTAAGCACGCGCCGGACTTCCTTCACAATGGCGTCGATGATCTGCTTTGACGGGCGCTCGCCATGAGCGACGCGGAGGACGTGGCTGGGGCTCTTCTTCATCTGCCGCGCAATTCGTTCAAAGACGCCGATCATACGCGTGGCCGCGACAACCTCAGAGGGGACGGATGGCTTGCGTAGCGCTGCTGCTGCCACGAACTCGGCGCTGTGAAAGAAATCAAGACGTGAGGAAATAGTTGCGCTCATGCGGCGTTCTCCGCGTCCTGCTCGATGCGCTGGACCTCGGCGACAATCGCATCAATCACCAGCTGGGACTGGTGCTTCCCTTTGGCAACTTGAAGGACGTGCCCCAGGGACCACCTCCCGCGTTTTGCCACCCGAGAGAACAAGCCAACGTGTTCGAGAGCTTTCGTTAGCTCAGCAGGGCGGGCGGGCTTGCGCTCTGGTGTAGACTTTCTACGGGTCGTTTGTTTACGCGCTTGTTTCTGACTCATGAGACTAAGAATATTCCAGTTCCCATACTTGTCAAGAAGAAAGAGTTGCGTGTGCCGAAAAATAAACTGCCACCGTATGCCGAGAAGGTGCGCTCGCTGCGTAAAGGTGTGTTGTCTATGAACCAGGCGCGCTTTGCCGAGGCCCTCGGCGTCACTCAGTCCAGTGTGTCTAAGTGGGAGGGCGGGGCCTACCCTCCGTCCCCCGAGCTATACATGCGTATAGCGAGCCTCTGCCCGCCCGAGCAGGCAAGCGAATGGATGGGATTAGCGGGGATTGGCGGGGCGATACTCTCAAAGCGCGCAACGCGCATAGATACGGGGTTCAAGTCCGTCCCTCTCTCGGCTTATCCCGCTGGCGCTGGGCGCGGAACGCTCCATGAGACCAAAGAGACAGAGGGGAAGTTGAGCCTTCCCCTTGACTTGATCAACGGCGAGATGGTCTGCGTTCGCATTCAGGGGGATAGTATGGAGCCACTAATCCCTGACCGCAGCATCGCCGCCGTGGACCGATTGAATGTGAATGTGAAGAGACTCCTCGGCAGGGTGGTCGCTGCGGAGCACGATGACCACGGGGTTATCGTGAAACGCCTCTGTATTTACGAGGACAAACTAATGCTCGTGTCGGAGAACCCGCGCTACGCACCCATCGAATTTACGCCTGGCTGGCGCATCGACGGGCGCGTCGAGTGGTGGATCGTAAGGCAAAGGTGAGGCTATGAAGGAAATAGTTGATATGAGTTTCGGTGTCTTTAGCATCCCAAGCCGGAAGTTTGTTGGGAGTCACTCGTTATCCACTGATGGGCGTTACGTCGTTGGATGGAAACCCCACGGCAGCCGCGCGCTAATGCTAAAAGATGAAACCCTGGGTTGGGAAATGGAGTTTAAGGACGTTGCGGGGGCAGTGGTCTCCAACCATGGCGTAGCATTACTTTCTGAATGGGTTGACCCCGATAATGACGCGGGGCGCCTGTGGGCCTTATGGCCTGATGGGCGAGTGGTGATGAAGGCGGAAATTCCAGGCAGCCCTACCTCTATAGGTATTGACATACAAGGTGAGCTTGCTTGTTGCTACGCCGCCCATCACACGATGGTGGGCCGAACCCGCGCGTTAGACGCAACACTCTTTGTTTTTTCGCTTGCCACCGCTTCACTTCTGTTCCGTTCTAATGTCTGGGCTCCGATGATCGAGCGTATCGAAAGGGACGGGGCGGCAATCGTTATTGTGACCAAAGCTCACACCTATAGGTTTAATGAAGCAGGCGGACTCCTGGGTAAAGAGAGCCCCGGCCCCTCGATGTTCCCAAGGCACCCTTAAAGCCTTCCGAGTTGCCCGCCTTTTAACGCACATTTCGCAGCCCCCGCTTGCTGCGCGATACATACTCCCCGCCCGCATTAGAACTACACACAGACCTGAACGGTCACGGCTTCGTATATCTCATTTGGCAGGAGTATATGGAGTCCGCCAGAGCAGCGCTGCGGCGCGATCTTGACCATCGCGCCGCAGCGCTGGCCCTTCGGTCTGGAGCCAACGATGCAGGATTATCAGCGGGACTACTTGGATCTGGCGATACCGGCGGCGCAGGCGAGCATGATCGCCACCGGCGTTCCCGCCTCGATCACCATCGCGCAGGGCGCGCTCGAATCCGGTTGGTGGAGAACGAAGCTGGCGCAGATCTACAACAACGGCTTCGGGATCAAGGCCAACCAGGCCCAGCTCGCCGATCACGACTACTGCGAATTCAATACGCAGGAAGAAGAAAACCACACCCTTGAAACCCTGAAGGCTTGCTTCGCGCAGTACGCAACGCCGGAAGAATCGTTTACGGCGCACGCGCAACTGCTCTGCCGTCCGCACTACGCGGCGGCGATGGCTTGTACCCACGACCCGGACGCCTTTGCCTGGGCGCTTGGACCGAAGACCCCAGAGCATCCGGAGGGGTGCACCTACTCGACCCTGACGGACTACCACGACCGGCTGATGGAGCTGGTTCATCAATTCAACCTTACCCAGTACGACAACCCGCCCGAGCCTCCGGCCGTGGCGCAGAAAATGGAGATCGCAGCATGAAGAGCTTTCTTGGAATGTTTATGTCCCTCTTACCGTCCCTGATCATGGGGATCGAGACCGAATGCAAAGACATGGCGGGCGTCGATAAGAAGCAGGCCGTGACGGATGCCCTGGCCTCGGTTGCCTCGGGCGTTGCGGCTGTATCGCCCTCCAATGGTGCAGCGGCGCAATCGGCTGCCGCTATCGCAACCGCCACAATCGACGAGGTAGTCGCGCTGGTAAAACACCAGCCGGCGGCCGAGCCCGTAGCCTAAAAAGTTAACCCCCTGAGATGGGACTTTGGTTGCCTCCGGAGAAACCGCCGGGGCGGCCAAAGTCCCAGAACGGGAAAAACGCCTAGGACGCGTCGCTGGATCTTGGGATGAGGATTGGGCCCACCCAACGACGTGTGAAGTTCACGAACGAATTCTAGGGGCCAAAGCGACCGGGTTAGAGAGCAGCTCAGGATGCCCAAATCGGGTGAAAGGTTGTCATGAACGCTTTGAAGGGTAAAAAGACGTATATCGCCGCCGGACTTTTGGCTCTGGTGGGAGTCGGGCTGATCGGGCTCCGGCAGACCAGTTTGGGACTGATGGCAATCTGCCAGGCAGGCGCCATGGTCGGACTGGGCGACCGGGTCAACCGGCATCAGTCGGAGATCCTCCAGGCGATCCAGGACGCCGGACGGGTTGCCGTGGATATGAAGATGGGTGAAACCGCGACATTCTCTTCGGACGTAACTCAAATGCTCAAAGATGGCGCAAGGCTGACCAACGCAGCCATGGTGCGTGATTGTGTCGGCACAGTCGCCTCCGGGCTGCCGAGTAGCGAGGATCTCGACGCAGTGGCTAAGGATGAGCAAGCTAAGGCCGCAACTGCTGGACGCTCGGCGACGGGTAACGCTTCGCTGCCGGCCACGGGCGCAAAGGCATGAGCGCGATCGAGTCCACGGAGTCGTTCTCCCCGCAGGCAGTCCTGCGTAAGCTCTTTGTGCCGGGCGTCTACGCGCTGGCGATGGCGATTGTGCTTGGCATCTTCCGGCTCTTCAATACCCAGCCGGTGCTGGCTTTGGAGCTGTTGAAGTCCTGGGGACCGTCGTTTGTTCTTTGGTTCTTCGCGTTGGCTGTGGTCGCCCCGCTGCTGAATCAGTGGATCGGGATCTTCCGCGATGGCGTCCAGGCGCAGCGCCAGATGGCCGATGCCATGAGCCGGATCGCTGAGAAGGATGACCGGCAGATCCAGGAGATTCAAACCCTCTCGGCGTTCACCGCCCAGGAATCGCGCGGGACGCGGATGCAATTGGGAGAGGTTGCCAATCAGTTGAAGCACAACAGCGACTGTCTGGAACGGTTGGTCGAGAAGCTGGGCGAACGGGAATTAGGTAGGAACGAACTAGCGAAAGGGGCGAGCGCGTGATGAGCGAAGTTGAGATTGATCCGGCAGTGACCCGCCAGATGCGGGGCGACATCCTGAAGCTGCTGAAGGGACGCCATGACTCGCAGATGTCGCGGATGGACGATATTGCCCTGACGCACGCCTTGCAGTCGCTCGCCTATCAGCGGATCGGCGTCTTCACTATTGTGACCCTGCTCCAGGATATGAGGGATCGGGGCTTTGTGCGCTACGAGGAGAGCCGCGACTGGAACACCGGGCGTGTCTACCTGGTGAAGATCGAGCTGACTGCAGCCGGACGCGACCAGGTGGAACGTACGCCTGGCGTGAAGCGCGACCCTGCGGTGGCGCTGTAATGGCGAAGCAGCGGCCAAAGACGGGAGAGGCGCGCCAGCTCAATCGCCCGCTGAATATCGACCTGCTTCCCATCGAAGTGCGCGACGAACTCGTTAAGCTGCGCAACGAGGGAAAGACGTGGCCCCAGCTTGAGGAGTTATCGCGGACGCTGGTGAAATGGGATGACCTGCCGACGAACGTCCTGGAGAAGTTCCCTGATCTCTATATCCCGCACACGAATCTCCATCGGTGGTACGACCTGCGGGTTGCGCAGGTACGCAAGGAGGTCCTCGCAGAGAGCGAGACGGCCCGAGCTTTCGCCGAGAAGCTGGGCGCGGCGGGCGTCGAGAACGGCTCCGAGATGGTGGTCAACGCCATGCGCGACCAGGTCTTTGCCTTCACTAAGGACATCGATCCGAAGAGCAAGATTAACTTCCTAAAGTTCCTCAATCAGCTTGGGCTGACCATGACGCGCTTTCAGCGGGTGGCGATCCAAGGGAAAAAGGTGGACGCCGAGCTGGCCAAGATCGATGCCGAGCGGGCGCGGGCAGCCGCAGAAGCCGGAGATCCCCGAGAGATCTACCTGCTGGCCACGCAGGACGTGCTGAAGAAGCTGCGCACCCGCGAGGGGCTGCGCACTGTCATCGATCCCATCCGTGAAGAGTTGATCCAGGAGCTAAGCCATGGCGCAGAGTCGTTCGCAAAACAAATCGAAGCGTCAACGGCTTGATGAGGCGGGTGCGAAGCTCCGGAGCATCTTCGAAGGTGTCCCAGGAGAAGCGCGCCCCAAGCAAGCCACAGCCCCAGAAGTCCTCGCAAAAGCCTGGGATCTCGCGGGGCAAATTACCGATTTCGCGCTGAAGTATCTCCGCCACTTCATGATCGATCCAGTGACGGGCGAGTTTATCGAGCCTGCGCCCTTTCATCGTGAGCTGTATCAGATCATGCTCACCGAGCAGTTCGCCGCCATTGCCGCTCCCCGCGAACATGCCAAATCGACTGTCGTATCGGTGATCTTCCCGCTCTACTGCATCTGCTACAAGCTCCGTCACTTCATCGTCCTCATCTCGGACACGCAACCGCAGGCCGCGCTCCAGCTCGCTGCCATTAAGGAAGAGATCGAATCCAACGCCGAGCTCCGCGCCGACTTCGGCGACCTGCAGGGCGACAAGAAGTGGGACGTCAACGATTGCCGCACCTCGACCGGAATCTCTATCGCGGCACGCGGCGGCGGACAGAGCTTGCGCGGATTACGTTATCGCCAGTACCGGCCGGACCTGGTGGTCCTCGACGATCTGGAAAACGAAGAAGGCGTTGACAACCCGGAGATCCGCGAAAAGCTGATCAAGTGGTTCAAGGGCACGGTGATGAACCTGGGCAAGCATTGCCAGATCTTCTGCATCGGCACCATCCTCCACTTCGATTCGTTTCTCTCGAACCTGCTCGATGAGGAGAAGTTCAAACGCTTTATCAAAAAACGCTACCAAGCCGTCGATGAGGAGTGGCATCCCGAGACCGTCCTCTGGAGTGCGAAGTGGAATCTCGCATCGCTGCGGTTGAAGGAGTTCGATCTCGGCTCGGTGTTCTTCAATCAGGAATTCCGCAACCTTCCGATCTCGGCAGACACACAGGTCTTTCAGGAATCGTGGATACTCGCTCACGCCTTCACCCGCGAAGAGATGCGGATGCGCGAGCTGCAAGGCGAGACGTTCATGCGGGTCACCTATTACGATCCGGCAATCAGCCAGAAGAAGCGCGCGGACTTCTTTGCAGGCGTCACGCTCGCAGTGGATTCCAAAGGCTACCTGCTGGTGCATCGTGCCGAGCAGATCAAATGCCCCTACACCCTGCAGAAGAAACACATCCTCGACCGCTATGACGAAGAGCGGCCATCAATTGTTGGCATCGAGAACCAGGCGTACCAGGACGCGCTGAAGCAGGAGATGGAAGAGCAGAGCCGGGAGACGGGCCGCTACATCAACATCGTCGGCGTCCCCAACCTGACGGACAAGTTCCTGCGCATCTCCTCGATCTCGTCGCTTGTCGAGAACGGCACCATCCGCTTCTGCCTGGACGGAACGCAGAAGACGCTGATCTCCCAGCTTCTTTTCCTGGGCAAGATCAAAGACGATTTGGCCGATGCGCTGCAGGGCGCCGTCCAGCTCGCCAGGCAATTCAACTTTGCGCCGGCCATCGCCAGTTCCAACGTCCAGGTGGGCGGACGCGAACAGGCAACACGGGGTGTGCGCGTCTCGGAAGAACTGAACGGACGCCAGCAGACCCAAGACTTTGTACAACGCGACAGGAGATCCTTATGGCGTTAATCCCGCACCGTATTGTGGAGTGGCTCGCAAATCAGCGGCATCCCGCAGTGGCACCCCTGAACCTAACTGAAGCGCGCCAGGCGTTGCCGCCCGCGCCGGTCGCTGTGGCGGCTGAGGCGGTTGCTCCGCAGCTCTTCACCTTGACGACGGGCGATGCCGAAGATCCGGCCTTCCGCCGTATCACTTCGCCCGCCACGCTGCGCGATCTGAATCCGCTGATGCATGACCGTATGTTGCAGGTCTGCTACTTCCTACGGGTCACCACGCCCTTCGGCAAGCGGATCGTCGAGATCATCACCAGCTACGTGGTGGGCAAAGGAGTGCGCGTCACAGCCAAAGACCCGGCCGTGCAGGATGTGATTGACGCGTTCTGGAAGGACGAGATCAATCGCATGGACTCGACCTGCCGCGAGTGGTGTGATGAGCTGACGACTTTCGGCGAGCTTTGCGTTCCGCTGGTAGTGAATCCGGTAAGCGGCCAAGTGCGGCTGGGCTACATCGACCCGATGAACATCGACACCATCCAGTTCGCGGAGATGAAGACACAGAACGCTAAGGTGGGCATCAGCTTCGCCTTCGCCGTCCACGTCCGCAAAGAGGTGGGCGAGACGCTCGGACCGCCAATGAACATCGTGCGCCGCGTGGACGATCCCAACGATGCCGGCTGGGGAACGCTACAGGGCGAGTGCTTCTACTTCTCGATCAATAAAGCGAAGTCGGCGAGCCGCGGCTTCAGCGAGCTGTTCTCGCTGGCGGACTGGATCGATGTCTTCGACCAGATGATCTTCGACTTCGCCGATAAGGTCCGCTTTCTGAATTCGTTCGTGTGGCACTACGTCGTCACCGGCGCCGACGAAAAGCAAACCCAGAAGTTCAAAGACCAGCTGACCAAGAACCCGCCGAAGCAGGGCGGCGTCCAGGTCACCAATGAGAAGGTGGAGATCAAGGCGCAGACGCCGGACTTCAAAGGTGAGGACATGGCAGCCGGAGCGCAGATGGTCAAGCTCTACGGCCTGGGCGGCGCGGGCTTGCCCGCCTGGTTCTTTGCCGATGGCGAGAACGCGAACAAAGCGATTGCCGAGGAGATGTCCGGCCCGACGGGAAAGAAGATTGGAGACCGGCAAAACCATCTCGGCGAGAGCCTGACCCGCGTGCTCGACTTCGTAATCGAAAAGGCGATTGAGGCCGGAGTGCTCCCGAAGACGGTCAACCCGGCTTACAGCATCGAGTTCCCCGAGCTTGCGTCCAAGGATCTTAAAGCGGGAGCGACGACGCTGCAGGCTACCTCCAACGCGCTGGCTACGGGCGTCGACGAGGGCTGGATACGCGATGAGACGGCGGCGCGGGCCTTCCATACCGTGCTCGGCGAAATCGGCGTAGACATCGACGACTCCAAGGGAGAGTTTGACCTGGCGCAGAAGGAGAAGGCCGATCGCGGAGCAAAGTCACAGAGCGATCTCTTCTCGCAGGGGCAACTCGCCCTCGCGCTGAAGGGACAACTTCCAGCGCTGCCCGCGCCGAAGCTGGCAGTCGCACAGCCTGATCCTCAGAACGCTCCCGTTGACCCGGTTGCGGAGGCGTAATGGCTGAATCGAACGCACTGGCCTACAAGCAAAAGCTCGATCAGCTCCTGGCGGATGCGAAGCAATTGACGCCCGAGGCGGAGCAGACGGTGCTCGCGCTCCTGGAGGAGATGAACCGCGAGGTGATCTCCGACATTGCGCGCACCGATCCGGCGAGCTATACCAGTGCACGGCTGAAAGCATTAAAGGCGCAGATTGACCGCGTGGCGGCCCAGTTCGGACAGCAGGCGTCGGCGCGGATCGGCGCGCTCCAGCAGAAGGCTTACACCGAAACATCGGTGGCCGTGGACGCGGCTGTGGCGGCCGGTACCGGATCTGTGCTGGTGCATCCGGTGATCGACCGCCAAGCGCTTTCGATTGTCCAGGGCTACACGGCGGACCTCATCACCGGCGTCTCGCAGCAGGCCTCCACCGCTATCAACGGAGCAATTCAGCGCGCCTACATGGGGGGGGGGAGTCTCACGGACCTAATCAAGAAGATCGGTTCGGCGCTGAATGACGGCGAGTTCACCGGGCTGTTCTCGGAAATCGGCGAGCGCGCCTCGTGCATCGCAATGAATGAAACCATGCGGGTGCACTCGCTGGCCTCACAGGCGCGCATGGAAGACCTGGTGACGCGTCACTCGGACCTGCGGAAGGAGTGGATGCACCTTCCGGCGTCGTTTAAGCCACGCCTCACGCATGAGCTGGCGAATGGGCAGACACAGAAGGTGGACGAGCCTTTCCGCGTCGGCGGCGAGGAGTTGATGTATCCGCGCGACCCATCGGGATCTGCCGAGAACACGATCAACTGCCACTGCATCAATCGGCCATGGCTTCCGCCGGAAGCGCTGAAGGCTACGGACCAGGAGCGCGAGTTCCTGAAGTCCCACGGAATATCGGTCACAACCATACATGGTTAACCCGCATAAATAGCGGGCGCGCCGAAGGGTTGCCTTCAAATATCAAGGAAAGTAACGCATCTTCCGCACTCTGCGCGGCTCCCTCAGAGCATCGCGCCCTCCCACTTTAAGCTGATTCTCGTACCGCACTTGATGCGCACTGTGAGGATCAACTGATGGCAAACGAGAACGTACCTTCGGCCCCGGCCCACCTGCCGGATGACATTCAGACTCAATGGATCGCCAGCTACGCCAAGGCATTGGCCCAGGCGCAGCGCGACTTTCCTGAGGATGCGCGCAGCCAGCGTTCCGCAGCGTTGAAGGCTGCCAACAAGCTGCTGAGCATCCCGGCTCCCACCACGGCGGTAGAGATCGTCGCCTTGCAGGATTGGCAGGTTCTGATTCGTGGCACGCGCGGCGGCAACACGTACTGCGTCACCACGGACGGCCAGAAATATTCCTTCCCCACCAAGCCCGCTCCTGCTCCTGCTGCCGGTGCGACTGCTGTTAAGCCGGCGGTTACGAACGTTAACCGGTAACGAGGTGCGCGTGAAGCAGAAACGAATTTGTTTGATTGCCGCTGAGGCTGACCTCTCGCTCGATGAGCAGAGGTCGCGCCTCAGTACGCTTGTGCAAGCCGCGTTCCCCTGCGTCGGCAACGACTACGCTTATGTCTATGAGGTCTTCGACGATTACCTGATTGCGCGCGGACCTGATGGCGAACTTTATCGCATCCCGTACACCTTCCTCTGTGACGAGCCGAAGCTCGGCGACGCGCAAAAGGTCACGACCGCTTACGTTCCAGTGGCGGAAGCCTGCGCCTTTATCGGGAGCGAAGCGGATGCCGCCGACAATCGGTTCCCCATTGTGGTGATGAAGGCTGGATGGGCAAGCGGAGCGGTAGGCGGAAAAGCTGTTCCGCATTACTATCCGCCCGAGTTCGTCAGGATGGTGGCCGAGTCGCTCGCAACTGGAAGTAAGCCTTTCGGTCGCCGACATCCCGATCAGCGCGGGCCTGACCCTACCGGTGCGTCCGATCCGGAGCGTATTGCCGGATGGGTCGATGGCGCCAGCTTCGATGGCCAGCGCGCACTGGCTCATATCAACCTCTTTGCTGCCGAGACGGAATTGAGCGCGAAGCTCAACGAAGCCCGCAAGAACAAAAAGCTCGATCTCTTTGGAACCTCGGCGTTGGCGTTGATCGGATGGAAGTCCGGAGTCATCGACAACAAGCCGTGCCTGGTAGCAGAGAGTCTTGAGAATTTCTATTCCGTGGATCTGTGCGCTCGCGGCGGAGCGGGCGGAATGTTCCTTGCCGCCAATAGTCATGCGGGCAGCGACGCTTACGCGTTGCAGCTCGCTGCAATTCAACCATCCACCATCAACCAGGGCGGCGCATCGAAAGCGCGCGTCTTCGAAATAGGAGCTAACGCGATGAAGGAAACTCTTCGCACACTGCTCGAAGCGCTGCGGAAGAAGAACGCAGATACCGCTGCCGGGCTGAGTCTGAAATTTGCGATAGCGACGGAAGCTGAATATCCGGCGCTCGTCACCGAAGTCACTGCGGCGCTTGTCGCCGTCGATCCCGCCGTCCAAGCCACGCAGGCGAAAACCACTGCCGAAGCCGCGACCATGCTGGCGGATGCGCAGCGCGTGCAGTCGCGCAACCGCATCGAGGCCAAGCTGGTGGAGGCGAAGCTGCCCAAGCCAGCAGAGAAGCTCGCGCGCGTCCATCTGGAGTCGGCGCTAGTTGCCGAGGCAAACCTTGGCGATGCAGTCATCGACGCCGAGATCAAAGGCACGCGGGATGCATTCGCCGCCTTTGCCGATGTGGGCCGCATTCATGCCGGAGTGAGCGTCGGGCTCGACTCGGTCGATAAACTACAACTGGCAATGGAATGTGCCCTGGGCGTCAAGGAAGCCGCAGGTAAGGGCGTTCCGGCCTTCAAGGGACTGCGCCAGGCGTATATCACGATCACGGGCGACCATGATCTCAGCCGTCTTCATGCGGGCGGATTCAGCGGCCACATGCTGGCGTCCGAAGCTGTCGTCACCGGCGACTTCCCCAGCCTGCTGTTGAACTCGATGACCAAGCGCCTGCTTCAGGATTACGCAGAGTTGTCGATTGACGGCCTGGAGATGCTCTACACCAAAGCCAACATCGCAGACTTCAAGCTGCAGGACCGGGTCCGTGAAGGTTACTTCTCGGAGCTGCCGATCGTGGCCGAAGCCGGGCCTTACACGGAAGCCGCGTACGCGACCGACGAACGCGTGAACTATGCCGTGCAAAAGCGCGGCAACTTGCTCACGGTCTCGGAAGAGACGATCCGCAATGACGATCTCGGCGCGATCGCCCGCTTCCCTGGACGCCTAGCGCGAGCCGGACGCCAGACGCTGCGCAGCTATATCACCAGCTTCTTCGCCACCAACCCGGCGTACCAGGTTGACTCGGTGAGCTGGTTCAATGCCGGTCACAGCAATCTTGGCGCAGCAGTTCTGAGCCAGGATGCGCTGATCGCCGCTGAGATCGCGCTGATGATCCAGACGGAAAAGGACTCGGGCGAACCGCTGGGCCTCTCGATGGATTGGCTGATGGTGCCGCCGCAACAGGCGGCAACCGCTCGCCAGATCAATCAGACCAACACGGCCGGCAGCAACGCCTTCTTCCAGCGCTTCGGTGTCAACAATGAACGGATCATCGTCAACGAAAAACTGACCGATACCAACGACTGGTACTACGGCACGAAGCAGGAGAACGCTCCCTTCCTGGAGATCGGCTTCCTGGATGGGATCGAGCAGCCGCAAATCTTCCTTGCCAACCAGCCCACCATCGGCACCCAATTCACCGCCGACGAGCTGCAGTACAAGGTGAAGTTCGTCTTCGGTGGGGCGATCATCGATTACCGTGGCATCGGCAAGAACGTCAACGCATAGCAACGCGGCATAAGCGAGGCAGGCGTTTCGCGCCTGCCTCCTCTTTAAAAAAAGGACAGACTCCGATGCAGGATAGTTTTCGAAAGAGCGCTTTAACCCTTCCCCTTCCTGCGCCGCTGGCCGTAGCCAATGGCGTCGTGAGCTATATCGCGCAGCATCACGCCCGTATCCACCGCGCCCAGCTCTGCCTCTCGGACACGGGCACAGGCGCCGGGTCCACCGAGGTTCGCGTCAAGGTCAATGGCAACGATGTGACCGGCCCCGGCGATCTCGCAATTGCCCAGGGCGCAGCTTCTAAAGCGCTGGACATGCTCGTATCTGGTGGCTCCAACCAATATCCCGGCGGCGCGCTGATTCAGCCCGGCGACGTGGTGACAATCGACGTCATGGCGGTACCAGCGACGACTGTGCCGAAAGCCGCATTCGTCGTACTTGATTTGATTCAGGTGGACATTTAACGAAACGCCGCGTCGGGGCTGAATAGCCCGATAGGCTGTGCGGAGCCTAGCGTCCTGGTCCTGGCCGCGCTTCCGGACCTTGTAATTTTAGGAGAATGAGCGATGCCTTACGCGATCAGCGATTTCACGACTGCAATGCCGTCCATCGTGCAAGACGGCGCTGACCGGCTTGGCGCGCTGGATGCCTTCGCCATCGCTGCGATTGTGAATCGCTACTCAAAGGACGCTCCCCTTGAAATTGTCTCGGATATCGCCGGTAACGGGACGAACCTGATTCCGCTACCAGTGGACCCGGCTGAAGTCGCGGTCTTTGATCCGCTCTTCTCCGTGATTCGCAGCATCGAGTACCCGATCGAGCAGATGCCTCCGCAGTACGTGCTCGACTCCGATCTCTTTCTCTATCGCACGCCAACCGGCTATCACATTGCGCTCAACTTCGATTCGCCTGGTCCGGAGGATACGATGCGGGTGCTCTGGACCGCTTCGCACGCTGCGGATGGTTCGACGATTCCAGGCAAGGACTTTTATGCGCTCGTCGATTACGCCTCGTCACTGGCGCTGGAGTCGCTCGCCGCGACCTACGTGCAGACCGGCGACCCGTCGATCATGGCCGATGTGGTCAACTACCGTTCGAAGTCGCAGGAGTATCTGAGCCTGGCGAAAGCGATCCGCAAGCGTTACTTCACGCACATGGGCGTGGAGGAGAGCGACACCAGCGGCGGCGGCGAGGCTGCTCCTTCGCTCGCCATGGGCAATCAGTGGCTGGAGCAGAACTCCGGAGTGGACCGGCTGGTCCACGGAAAGTACTCCAGATGACCTCGTCAGCAAAGATCACCGGCGCGGACCAGGTGGCTCCGGAGCTGCAAGCCGCCGTCAAGGCCGGCACGAGGGCAGGCATGGAGGTCATCGGCATTCAGGGGCAACGCCTGGTGCAGGACTTCATCGCCGCGCCATACGACGGCCAGCCGCCAGCGGTATTCATCGGAAACCTGTTGGCCTCAATCGTGCCGCATGTCTTCGAGGAGCAATCGCTCGTGCGCCTGGTGATCGGCGCGGGTAACGTCAACGGCGCGGATCTCTACGCTGCCCCGGTGGAGACCGGCGCGCGGCCGCACATGCCGCCCTCGGAGGCGCTGGTGCTCTGGGTGCACAAGAAGCTCGGTATCGAGGATGAGAAACAGGCGCTATCAGTAGCGTTCGCCATCGCGAAGACAATTGCGAAGCGCGGCTCGCGCGGGCACGAGATGTTCTCACGCGCGCTGGTCGAACTGGAGCCGCTCGCGGGGCCGATCCTCGAACACGCAATCGCGCAGGCGATGCAGGCCGCTCTCGCGCAGGGAGGCCACTGATGCTCGGAGGCGTGGGCGCGGTGGCAGCGGTGGTTACGCGGTTGGCGACGGTCGCGGGAATTGGCCCGGTCTACAACATGCTCGGCAATCCTACGACCGAGGCGGCGTTCAAATCGCGCTTCAGCGACGGAACGCGGATCCACTCCTGGGAAGTGACCCGCGAGGGCTCGACCTCGGCAGACGAAACGGCGCAGGCCCTCTCGCGCACCCAGCAGGTGATCATCAACGGTTATTACAGCTTTCAGGATGGCGTCTCCGAGCCGATCTTCCAGGCTTTGGTTGACGCCATCTGCTTAGTGTTTGACCCATTCGCAACCCGGCGCTTTGGCGGTGAGTTCGATTGGACTGGCCCGCTGCAGGTCGATGGCCCGAAGTTTGCGATGAAGGGCAACTATTTAATTCACTACGTCCGCATGGTTTTCCCCATGCGCGAATACCCGCTTTAAGGAGCGATCACGATGACGACATATATTTCCCAGCGCTCGCTGTTGCGCAACCTGGTGCTCAGCTGTGGAGTCCAGGCGGCCCCGGCCGAAGTGATGGTGGACGCCGATTTCACCTACACCGCGATGCTGGAGACCACAAACTTCTTCCAGACCGAGCCTACGCAGGAGAGCAACCTGCAGTATGCGGGCAAGGGCACAGGCTTCGCTACCGATACGCGCCTGACTGCCTGGGCCTCCAACGGCGAGCTTACCCAGCGCGTCGATCAGTTCCTCGCCGGATGGCTCCTCTCGCTCGTGATGGGGCAGGACACGGTCTCGGCTGTTGCAGGCTCTCATCAGCATGTAATGAGCATGTTGGAATCGGCAGGCCCGGCGGCGCTCACCAACCTCTACATCGAGGACACCTCCGGACTGAATCGTAAGTTCATGGACATGGCGCTCACCCAGCTCGTGTTGAGCGGAGCGGATAAAGGCTCGATCACTTCGAAGGCTACGTTCCTGGGCAGCGGGAGAACACAGGATGGTGCGATTGTCGCCGGCGTTCCGGCCCGCATCGATCATCCTCAGTTCCTCTATGGCTCGGATGCTGTCGTGTCAATCGGCCCCGCTGGCGCGCCGGTCAGCATGTTCCCGCGTGTGATGAGCTGGGAGGCGACCTTCGATCACGCGATTGAAGAAGTCCGCGTGCCGGGCGGCGGACTCTATGCCGCGTTCCTGCGCTGGGGCAATCCGTCGCTCAAGCTGAAACTCGTCGTCGCTGCCGATGGCTCGACGGATATCCGCGACTGGATGAACAATCAGACCAACCTGGAGATCTCGATTGCGATCGCCTCCGGCGCTGCCTCGCTCCACCTCGACTATCCGCTGGTGGTTTTGCCCAAGGCAGACCTTGGCGAACAGAACAAGTACGTGGGCTACACCATCGAGCTCGATCAGAACTCGATCCTGAAGCCCGACGCGAGCCCGGCCTGCACCGCGATCGTGATCAATACAACCGCTGCTTACCTGGTGAGCGAATAATGGCGGCGCGTAAGGAGCAACTCTCCGCAGCCGCGCCCGAGGCTAAGGCTCCTGTAGGTCTGGAGCTGAGTCACCCGCGCATCATTGTCCTCGCGGGTAAGAACTCGAAAGGCGAACCGCGCCTCTATCGGTACGAGACACGCCGCATCCGGCTGGAAGACTGGGACCGCTATTTCCGCGCTGTGGTCAACCAGACGCGCAACGTGGATGGCGAGCGCGAGCAGATCTTCGAAAACGATACCGCGCGGCTTGACCTGGTCGAGCGCGTTGTCACCGCTGTGGATGGGTACGGTGACTTTGGCGCAGCGCAGATAACCAACTGGCGCGCCGCGCTGCCGCTGAACCATCGCCTGGGAGTCGGCGGGGCGCTTTGCTCTGTCGGCGCACAAGAACAAGACGAAGATGCGCCGCTGTCCGAATTCACTGAGATCAAAATCGATGCGCTCTGGTCCGCCAACGCAGAGGGCAAGATGCAGTTGATTCGCGGCCTGGTTCACCGCTTCAAGCAGCCGAGCATCGAGCAGCTCAAGCGTTGGAACTATGAGTCGGCGCGGGTTCGGGTGCGCGGTACCGCCAAGGATGGAGTCACGATCTATCCGTCGCGGCCGGCATTCGCCATGGTGATGTACGACGAGCTGATCACGGGCGTGGATGGCTACACCGTCAACGGCACCCCGCTTACCGGCGTCGATGCCATCAATGGCGAGATGGACGGATGCCACAAGGCGGAATCCGTAATGGCGCTATTCGGCGGCACTGACGTAGTAACGATCCGTTAAAAGGGGCACGCCGTGGATCGCGATCTGCTGGAGCGTGCGGCCGGGGAGTTCCTAATTGAAGGTTACGAATACAGGACGGCGGAGAAGATTCTCCGGGACACACATCCGGACGATCGCGAAGAGGCGAGAGAAAAACTGCTCTCGCCTCGCACTGTGCCTGATGGCTGTTTTGTATTCCTTCAGCACATTATTTGGCTGGAGCAGGTGCTTGAGATTGTCCCTGGCATTCAGCTCAGTGCAGACGAGGTCTCAGGAATTCTTGTCCTGCGCCGCGCGCGCAATCAGTTCCAGCGCACCCACCCGCCGTGTCCGCACTGCGGAATGCCCAATGATGAAACCGCGCTCTGTTGCCGTGAGTGCATGAAGGAGATTTCCCGCTAGATGGCTTCCTTAGTCAATATCACGATGAGCGTCGATGAGTCCGGAGCACTGACCGGCATTCGCAATATTGACGCTGGGCTGAAGAAGACGACGGCCACCGTGGCGGGACTTGATTCGGAGGTAAAAGGTCTCGCGGCGAGCTGGGGACTGATGGGCAACGAAGGAGCCGCTGCGGGAAGGAAAGCCGCTGCGGGCGCAGATCAGGCCGCGGCGGGGATGGACCGGCTGAAGAACAAGTCCGCTCTCGCCCGCTTCGAACTCCAAGAGTTGGGCCTTCGCGCTCCGCGCTACTTCGCTTCCGCGATTGCCGGCAGCCAAGTGCTGATGGGCATCATGTCTTCGCTGAGCGGCGTTTTTATAGGCATTGCCGCAATCAGCATGTTCGGCATGGCGATCCGCGAGGCGAAGGAGTTCTACAACGCGCACCTTAATGTAAACGGCGCGTTGGAGGCGTACAACGCCGAGCAAGCCAAGCACAAAGACGATGAGTTCGGAAACGTTCATTCCATCGAGACCACGATTGCACGTCTGCGCCAGGCAACGCAGGAAGCCGAAAAATATAACACCGAGGCCAATAAGCAGCTCCAGGGCGATGCGGTCGATTTCGAGAACATCTCTTCAGCCAAAGAGGCGCGGGATAACGAACAGAAAAAGCGCGCGGCTGCCGACGCCCTCCGGTTGAAGCTCGCCGAAGAGCAGCATAAGCAGAGGGTCTCTGGAATTGAGGCGGACCACGCCGGAGATAGTTCCCTACGCCCGCAGCAGAAGATCACCGCTGAGCTAGAGAAGCAGAAGGCGATCATCAAAGAAAATCAGGACTGGGCGCGCCGCCAAGACTCGCTCTATGGCAATACCCCGAGCAAGGATGCAGGAAAGGCCGAGGCGGACACGGCTACGCGGGCGGCGCAGGCAGAGGCAAGCGCGAAAAAGACCATACTGGCCCGCACCGAGAGCGAAGAGATTACCCGCCTTCAAGCCGAAGCGGATAACGCAGGTGTGCGCGGCGACCGGCTCGCCTATCAGCAGAAAGAACAAGCCGCCAAAGAATACGTCCTGCATCATGGCACCAACGCTGCTGCGCTCGCTGCCATCGACCGGCGCTACTACGCGAACCTGAAGCGCGAAGAGGAAGAAGCTGGGCGCGCGACTCAGAAGAGAATGGACGAAGCCCGGACCGGCGGCCTGACCGGACTCGCCCATTCCGACGCGGCATTTCAGTTGAAGCAGAACCAAGAAATTCGGGATGCGATCGCAAGCGGAAAAACCTCCGAGATCCATCAGCTTCCGCAGCGTCTCGGGGCTCTGTCGACCGAGCACGCGAATGAAGACGCGGCTACGCAGGGAACCTATTACGAGCACCTGAATCAGTTGGTGGATGGATGGAACACGCATCAGGAGCAGGGATTCGCGCGGATTCAGGTGGAGACGAGGAACCACGTTGCTGAACTCACAAAGGAGTACGACAAGCTTTACGGTGGCCTGAAGGCGAATGACCCACGGAGAGCTCAGGGAACGGATGGGCTGAACTCGGCAATTGGGAAGGTCAACGCGGACGCATCTAAGCAGGGCTTCGACCTCACCACGAAGAACCTGAATGAGACCGTCAAGCTTGAGGATGAGGCGCGCCGTCGCTCTCTCCCTGTCGAGCAGCAGAAGACGCAAGAGCTGTACGACCAGTACGCAGAGCGCACGCGTGGATATGGGCAGATGTTGAAAGATCAGCTCATCTCTCAAGACGATTACGACCGTCGCGTGGCTGCTGCCGGTAAAACCCTGAACGCCGAGCTGCGCACCCAGGCGAAGGAGACGCAGGACAAGCTCGCGGGCCAACTCGAAGGTTTGTTTAAGAATCCCCAGTCGTACTTCAAGAACCTGGGCACGCATATGATGTCCGAGTCTGCGGCGGCGGCGCTGATGCAGGTGCAGAAGCAGTTCCCCGGCCAGCATACGCAGGGCGCGGATAGCACGTCGCAAGGTGGATTCCCTGGCACGCTCTTCAGCAGCCTCTGGAGCGGCAAGGGCAAGCACGGCGCGGGCGGTGGCGTTCCAAACATTCCGAATATGCCTGGCGCGGCGGCCGCTGCCGAGCATGTAGCAGGCATAAGCTCGCTCTCGATCAGCACAGCAACAATTCAGATTGGCTCGGCTTCGATTACGGGCGCGGGCGGCAGCACAACTGGCGGAGGCTCCGGTTATGAAGGCGGCGGCTTCAGCCGTTCTTCCTCTCCTCATGGCTCTGGCGCAGCTTCCACCTTTGACGGCGCTATCACCGGCATCAGCAGTACTCGCGGCGGTGAACGCGACGCTGAGATTGGCGGCTCCCCTGCAGCGTTTGCTGGAGCGGACTCCTCTCCTTCTTCGCCGATGGCGGCGATGGGCGACCTCAGCGGAGCAGCAGGACTTTATAGCCAAGCGAAGAGCGCGTTTGCGCACCCGACTTCTGTCGATGATGGCTCTTACTCCTCGTCCAACAATACGAAGGTGGACATGAGCGACCCTTCCGCGTCCTCTGGCCCTGGCGCGGCGGGCGCGGTGCAGGGCGCGATGGGACTCTATGGCGCGTTCGCAGGCAAGGGCGGCGTCACTGGAGCACTGGGTGGCGCGGCGAGCGGAATGCAGCTCGGCATGAGTCTGGGCGGCCCGTACGGCGCGGCGGTGGGCGCGATCGCGGGCGGCGTGATGGGTTTCATGGGCTTCGGCGGAAGAAGCACGGCCGAGACGTATTACAACAAGAACGTTAAGCCCCATATCGACCAGGACACACACGCCTTCTCGACGGGCACCCTCGATTACATGTCCGCCTATCAGGACATGAGCACGCTGCAAGGCGAGGCGCTGCATACCACCTCGGCCATGGGCTTCGGTGGACGCAGCTATTATCGCGACACAATTAAGCCGGCCATATCGAGTGCGCAGGCAAACTTTACCCGCGAGGAAACTGCCGGGCGCAGTCAGTTCACGGCGTCGGCAGCGCAGTACCACACCGGCGGCGCGGTCGATAACTTCGGCAACCTGGCCACCTCGCCGGATGAGGGCCTGGTGCACGCGAAGATCGGCGAGTTCATGGTGAAGCCGAATGTGGCGGCGCGGAACCGCTCGGCGTTGGAGTCGCTGAATGCAGGAGCGTCGATGGATCAGGTTGCAAAGTCTTACCAGAGCACGATGCAATCGGCTAGCGCGCGCTCGGGGAGCGGCGGGGGTCGCACGGTCAATATGAACTTCCAGTCGCTGGATTCGAAGACCACTGCGCGCATGTTCATGGATAACAAGCATCACGTCCGCGCGGCGTTGAATGCGAGCTTAGCCGAGTACTCGGGGGTGGGCGATGCCTCAAACTGACATCCTGAATAAGTGCAAGGGCTATGACCCCGCGTTAGGCGACACGATGAATCCGAACTATGGGTTCACCCGGAAGCGACCGATCACGCGCGGGTTGAAGAAGGCTGTCGGCGGATCGCCGTACACGCGCGAGACTTCGAACACCGGCCATTCGTTTACCCTCTCCTGGATCAACCGCACCTGGGCCTGTGTGCAGCGGCTCAAGTGGTACTTCGAGCAATATGAGGACGGCTTCTTTACTGTGATCGACCACGATGGAGGTGGCCGGCATTATGTGGGCCGCTTCACCACTGAGGTCAGCCCGGTCGAGACGGCAAACGGAAAGTGGAGTGCGGAGCTGATCACGTTTGAGGAAATCCCAAAGGCTCCGATGTTGCAGTACCCAAATAACTGGACCCACGATTCCATCCGCTTTTTCGTCTCCAATGATTTCGGCGATCAGAAGCTCTGCCCTACAACGGGGATATGGACGCTAACTGCACGCGTCCTCGGGAACGTTCACTACTCCACCCTCGATAGCTCTGGCACCGCGGGCGACTCTACCACGTATGAATACAAAGGCTACGGCTTCCGCCTCTGGTTGCAGAAAGGCCCGGAGTTCGGGCTCGTCAATGTCCTACTTGATGGAGTTCAGATCGCAACCAACCTAGACCTTTATAACGCCGCCGACGATGGCCCACAGATGGTGCTGGTGAATGAACAGGTTTTTCTCGACTTCCACCGCGTGCAGGTAATAGCAACCGGCGCCAAGAATGTGGCGGCGACGGCTGCTGGCGTGAGTTGGGCCTTCTTGGATGTAATGCGATGATCAATTTTCCTTCCTCCATTTTGGCTACAGGCGGCGCTAGGACCGGCATCGCCCCGGTGAATTTGCTCGATGTGATGGACACCAACGGCAATCAGTATTACTGGGCAGACCGCGCCGTGAATGCGATCCCTCCGGTGATTCCTCCCCCTGCAGTGGGCGGAGTAGTACCGAGCGTTCAGTCCTATCTTCCGTGGATCGACTCAGTCGGCGAGATCAAGATCTACCGCTCCTTGCAGACGGATACCTGCTCGTTTTCCCTTCAGAATGTGAGCGGCGACTCGATGGCGCGCGATTTTGAACGCATTGCGAGAAGATCGGCGCTGGAAGGTGCCTTCTTTGTCTTCCGTATCTTTCAGACCGACGCGCTGGCTGCGTTATTCGAAATGCATGGCACGCTGACCGTTACTCATGCGGATGATACTGAGGTGCAGATCAAGGGAAACAGCCTCCCCCTGGATGCTTCTCAGGTGGACGGCTTGCCAATGAGTTATTCGGAAAGCTGCCAACTGGATTGGGCTTCTGCGCGCTGCGGGATTGTTAACACCGGACAGACGCCGTGTCAGCAGAGCTTCCAGACCTGCCAGGTGGTCGAGCGTTACACGGGAATTCTCAACACCTTTGAGAAGAACTACGGGGAAGCGACGGCAACCGTCTCTAGCAAAGTAATCAACCGCATGAGGAAGGTATAGTGCCGAACGCCAGCACAACTCAGCAGATCTCATCGGCAGACACCAGCGGCTCGCCGATTGCGCTGGCCTACGGCTATCAGTGGGTCACAGGAAAACGCCTCGGCTATACCCAGTTACAAAACACGGGAACCTCCGATATGGATTTCACCCGTATCGGTCTTTGGGGGCTAGGAGAAGGCGAGTGGGATGGCTGCAATGAACTGTGGATCAACGATGTCCTGACTTACACCTCGGAAACAGGGAGCCCAAGCTACCCTCCCCTCTACACGCCTCCCTCCGATAACCCGTGGCAGTTCCACTTCCATCGCGGAGCGGACTCGGTGATCGGCTCCGGACTAGCTCCGGCCTCAGTTGGGCCAGATCAGGGCGTTGATTCGTTGTGGAAGAACTTTCCTCCTGGCGTCCAGCCTCTGACTTACAACCGGATCGCTTATTACGCGCTCTCGATCAAGTACCCCATCATCGATAGCTCTCTGCACCAGAACGACCCATCGCAATGGGCCGATGTCGCGCCGATTGGCCTCTGGCGCGCTCGCCGCGTGCGGCTTTTCGATTCTAACGGCAACCAAACCGGGTATGCGTTCACCACGAATCCGGCTTGGCATATTGTCGATGCGTGTCTTGCCCGCAAAATAAAGCCCGATTACAACATCGACCTAAATAACGGGCCTACCCCTCTGACAGCCGCAGAGGCCGCGTGTTTTGATTGGCCATCGATCACGGCGTCGGCAATTTACTTCGATCAGCTCCTGGCTAACGGCAGAAGGCGCTTTACCGGGAACTACTGTTTCACCTCGGCAGCCACGCTGAACGCCATCCTGGAACAGATGCTGCTGGTGTGCCGCAGCCACATGCATGAATACGCGGGCAAGATCTACCTCATCTGCGATCAGCCGCGGGCGAGCACGTTTATCATCTCGCGCGACCACACGCAGAAGTTTGAACCGAGCGATGAGGTGCTCCACACCAGCGCCAACCGTTTCATCGGAAAGTTCCGCGACCTGCTGATTCCGGCCTGCGCAACGATTGCCTCTATCACGGGCGGGACGAACCCGGTCGTTACGACCGAGCTTGGACATCCCTGTCAGGCAAACGACGACATTGTGATCGGCGGCGAAGGTGTACCCTACGACGGTTACTGGGCGGTGGGCTATGTCCCTGCTCTCACCGCAGATCAGATTGCTGCGGGAGTTCAGGTATATACCATGACCCTCGTCGGGAAGGGATCGAATTACGCCACTGACGGACCGGCCGGCGGAACGATTGGACTGATCTACTCCCGATTTAAAGAGCGCGCACCCGCGTTTCAGCATAACCAGAACCAGCTTGCACGCGGAGCTATTGGGCTCGGCATTGCTGCCCAGAAGAAGAAAGTCTCTCAGACGTTGGATCTCTCCGTTCTTACTTATGACCAGACAGCGCGCATTGTGATGTATGAGCGCGATCGCGCGCTCGGCCAGGACGTTGCACCCTATGTAACTCCGCCTTCTGGCTCTGTGGTAATTCCGTTCTTTGCTCGCGATGTGAATGGCAACCTGGCCGCAGCACTGAAGCCAGGCGACCGGATCACGTTGGATACAACCGCAAACGTCCCTTACGCGGGTGACTACGAGTTTATCGATGCGACGATCCGCTCCTCCGGTGCTTCGGCGTTAAGCAAGGGTGTGATGACACGCACCGCTGCCGAAGATTCGCTCGAAATGGAAATCATCCTCGGACCCTACAGCGAGGCGTGTCTCTACGACTCGTCGAGTAACACCGAGGCCGGCTGGGTGGATGTGCCTGGAAGCGATCCCGGTAACGAGTCGGGTTACACTGGTGGCGCAACCATAGACGGCGGAAGCTTAGCATTTATCAGTGGCGCGCTCCCGAGCGGCTCTGCTTTCCCACTTCCAAGCATCGGTTATCCCCCCGCAAATGTGTTGAGCTGGGCAAGCCCGCGAGGGTACCTGATTGGCACCCATCCGGGGCCTGGTATCTTAGGTGGAAGCTTGCCGGAGCTGGATGGCCCACTCCTTACCATCCCGTTGTGTTCCGTAAACGCGGCTCTTCGTACCACTCTCCAGTACTCTGACGGCGTGAATAGATGGGGCGGTGAGGTCAATTACGCAGCGCTGGCTTGGAGCAATGGAACGGTTGTCACTGTGGGGCCGATGACCTATGTGATCATTACCTTGTCGAACGGTGAGATCATCTGCTTCGGGCAGGGCATAGTCCCGGATGGGGATGCCTTTGGGTTGCCGGAAGGATTCACCCCCGACAAGATGTTTACGTTTAGCTCGCCTTATGACAATGGCGGCTATACTCCGGTGGGTCACTGGGGGAGTGGTGGCATTGGTGACTGGATACCTCCTGTGTCTGCGCACGGCTTCCAGACCTGGGTTGATTCCGTGGTACACATGCAGTTCGTCGGAACCGACGGATCGACCTGGAGCGGCCGCGCGCAGGTGCTCGTATTCGCATGGCAAAACAACTCCGGCGCGTGCACTGTAACAGACGTAACCGGCGGCTCATGGATGACCGTGGCTGACACTACTTCGAGTATCCTTGGCGTCGGACTGGTGCGGCTCTCCCATGGACAAACATTGCCTGTTCCTGCCGTGGCCGCCAGCGCTACAAAAATTAATACAATTGCCTCGCCTCGTAGTCTTGGCACAGTAGGGACTCCCGCTGCTGGCGAAGCACCGTTTGGCGGCTACTCGTGGGTCTCTGGCTCGCAGGTGGATGGAGTGACCTCTTGTTACCTCGATACCTCTTATAAGTTGTGGATGAAATGGACCGGCCCGTACGCAACGGGGCTGACTACTCAAGCGATTGGCTCCTGGAATGGAGACGCGATGGTCTTCGGAATTTTCTGGGGTGCGCGCATAGTTTCCTCAGAGATGTCATCACCGGCTCCAGGTATCACCATTACCCCCACTGCCGCGACGCTAATCGCTAGCGTCGGATACCAGCAATTCCGCGCCCCTGTGGTTGGAGAATCAGACACTGACGTGACCTGGAGTGTGGACGGCGTGGCGGGTGGAAATAGCACGGTCGGAATGGTCGATGCGACGGGCCTTTATGCCTCCCCGTCGACGGCAGGAAGTCACACCATCACGGCGACCTCTGTAGCCGATTCCAGTCTGACCGCCAGCGCCGCCATAACCGTGTCCAATCCGACCTCTAGCGGGGGTGGATCTGAGGACGTTACCGTGGACTTTGACTGGAGCAGGGGTTGAGGGTTGAACAGGGTGCATATCGGACGTGTACACGAGTTCTACTGGACCACCAGTCCAGCCAAACGACCCAGATCGGTCCAGCCGAACGGCTGCAGCCACATTAAGGCGTTGCGGAGACGGGTACGGGCCGACAGATGGCCCTCCGGCCGCAGGCGCTGGCGGGCCGACAGATGGCCCTCCGGCTGCTGGCGCTGGCGGGCCGACAGATGGCCCTCCGGCCGCTGGCGCTGGTATATTGAGCGAATGCTGAAAGTTAAATTGCTCTCCGCGACGGCCAAGGCGCCGACGATTGCACATCCGGGCGAAGACCTGGGGTATGACCTTTATGCGAGTGCCGCGGTGACGATTGCGGGGCGCGGCAACGCCGTGGTGGCGACCGGGATCGCGATCGAACTGACCACGGCGGAGGGGGAGCCGCTGGGGGCTCTGCTGCGCGACAAGTCCTCGATGGCGGCACGGCGGCTGACCTGCACCGGAGGGGTGATCGACGCGGGATATCGCGGCGAGGTTCGGGTGCTGATGGAGAATCTTAGCGATACGGCAGCCGAGATTCATGCCGGCGACAAACTGGTCAACCTGATTCCCTACCCTGTGCTGACGACGCCGGTGGAAGTGGTGGAGGAACTGGCGGAGAGCAGGCGGAAGGACGGAGGGTTTGGGTCGAGCGGGAGGAAATGA